CCGCGTCCAACCCCCTGCACATCCGTGGCGCGCAGTTGCGGTTCAGCTACGTGTTCGGGGAGGGGTTGGAGTTCCAGAGCCTCAAGCCCGCCGCGCAGAAGGTGCTGGATGACCCGTACAACCGCGAGACCCTGTTCAGTGTGGCCGCTTACGAGACCCTGAATCTCGGCTCGTTCTGCGAAGGCAACGTCATCGCCATCTATGACGAGGTGGAGAGGCAGTTCACCCTGTTGCCTGTCTGGGAAGTGTCCGGCGTGGTGACAGACCCCAACGATGACGCCAAGATTCGCTACATCAAGCGGTCCCGTAACGGCGGTGAGACGTGGATTCCGTTGGCCCGCTGGAAGAAGCGGCGCAACGGCAAGCTGCCTGACAAGATCGACAACGTGCCGATCAGCAAGACTGAGAAGCTGTACGTGAAGCGCAGCCGCCCCCAGAGCGGGTGGACGTGGGGAGTCCCTGACTCCCTCGGCGGAGCGGTCTACGCGATGGCTTACACCAAGTACCTCCAGAACAACTCCAAACTGGTCGAGGCCCTGTCGATGATCGCGTGGAGCCTGACCAAGACCACCACCGCAGGAGTCAACAACGCGGCGGCTCAGGTCGTGACGGGCGGGATAGGCGGCACGGCGGTCAACACGACCGGCAACGCCATCTCGTCTGTCGGCGTGCCATCGGCTCAGGTCAACATGAACAACGGCCAGCCGCTCGCCGCCATGGTCGCCACCTCATTCGGTGTGCCCGTCATCGCGCTGCTGTCCAGCCCTGGGGCCACGGGCGGGTCGTACGGCGCGGCAACGACCCTTGACGGCCCCACCAGCAAGGGCATGAAGGCCATTCAGGATTCGTGGCGGCTGTTCTACGAGGAAATCCTGCACGACCTTGGCAGTCCTGACGCCGAGGTGGGTTTCCCGAGCATCGACACGGACCCCGCCTACCGAGCGGCGCAGTCCATCACGACTGCGGTAGAGTTTGGACTGGTCCACCGCGATGAGGGCCGAGAGGGTATCCTCAAGGTGTTGCCTGTGCCCCGCTTGCACAAGGAACTCCCACCCGAACCGGAAGAGAAGGTCCAGACTGCGGCCCAAGGTGTGACAGGGGCCGTGCCCGGTGGAAACGACCAAGGCGATAGCAACCACGATGGAGAAGAGGACGCATAACTATGACCGAACAGACACCCGAAATCGAACCGGAGGACGCCGAGGCTGTTGAGCCCGAGCTTCCCCATGATGTGTACGAACTGACAGATGAGGATGACGACTAATGTTCAGCGCAAAGGAGTTCGCCGCGAGGGCGAACCAGTTGGTCGGGCTGCCCTACGTGCTCGGCGCCGAATGGCTCGCGTCTGTGGTGGCGCCCGCCATCCCGAAGGCCGTGGACTGCTCGGAAGTTGTGGAGGGGCTGTTCCGCGAGAACGGCACCCCGATTGGCGACTTGGCTGCGAGCCAGTACGACAAGACCGTGGCCGTCAAGGCCGGTGACGAACGGGTAGGCGACCTCGTGTTCCTGCGCAACAACCGAGCCCGCTGGAACGGCATCGGCCATGTGGCTGTCATCACGGCGAAGCTGAGCAACGGCGACTGGCGGATCATTGAAGCCCGTGGTCGGGCCTACGGCGTCGTCAAGACCACCCTGAGCTACTGGAAGACCCGTCAATACTTCACGGGCGTGCGGCGGTTCCCTGCGTTCAAGCTGCGGGTGGCATCGACCCCGACTGAGTTGAAGGCGAAGGCCATTGCGCGCCAGCGGGCTGGAAACCAGACGGGCAGGGACAAGGCTGTTGCCAAGCTGCGGTCTGCGCGGGTGCGCGGCCTGTGGGCGGGATTCTTCGCGTTCTGGGACAAGCAGAACAAGTCGCTGTCGTACACGCTGCTGCCGCCCAAGGCGCCCGAGAACCACGCCTTTGTGGTGCTTGGAGCAGGGCTGCACAAGAACGGCACGATCACCGAAGAGTTCTCTCGGCGCCTAGAGGTTGCGCTGGCCTGTTGGATCGCAAACCCCGACACCCCGATCCTGGTTTCAGGTGGCGCCCCGAAGAACGGCAAGACCGAAGCTGGGGTCGGCTCGGCGTGGTTGCAGGCTCGTGGCGTGCCCGCCGACAAGGTGTGGATCGAGAACGGTTCGGGCAGCACGGTCGGGAACGCCAAGTATTCCGTGCCGATCCTTGTGGACAAGGGCATCACCAGTTACTCCATCGTGTCGGATGCGAGCCATCTGCGCAGGGCGTCGGTGTTGTTCGAGGCTGCCCGCGTCGCACGCGATCTGACCAACAAGACGAAGACCCAGTTGGTTCAGGTGAATCTTGTCGCGTACCACGACAAGGCGGTGTCGAATCCTGTAGGGGCGTCCGAGTTGTCGGTCACCGCCCTGCACAGCGCAATCCTGCTCGGCGTTTACACGGCCTACACCAAGCTCGTTTCCTGAGACGCAGGCAAAAGGAAAGCCCCGTTGCGTTATGTAGCGGGGCTTTTCGCTATGCTAAAGTTGGGCTTATGAAAACCAAGCTGAAAGAGCGCTCAACTCTTGCTGATCTGACTGGCGGCAAGGTGCGGATTCGGCTGCTGTCTGCGGGTCAGGGTTCGAGCGGGCACTACGCGGCCCCCACGCTGGAAGAGGCTGCCAATTCGCTTGCGTATCCGGCTGGTTCTTTCCTGTACTTCAACCACAGCAACCCTGCATCCCGCGACATTCGAGATGCGTTTGGCGTGCTGGAAAGCGATGCTGAATACGACGCGGGCACGCAGGCTCTGTGGGCAAACGCGGAGATTTTCGAGACCCATCGCTCCGTGATCAAGGAGCTTGCCCCTCATGCTGAGTTGTCCATCGAGGCCAACGGTGAAGTGGACGAAAGCGGAGAAGTGACGGCTATTCTGCCCGACCCATTCAACGCGGTGGCGCTGGTGCCCCGTGGGGGCCGCGACGGCAAGATCACAGCCATTTTGGAATCCGCCGAATATGGTACTGTTGTAAACAATGAAAACCAACGAAAGGATGCGGGTATGACTCCCGAGGACATTCAGAAGATCGTGGAGGCCATGACCGCAGCGTTTGCGGCTGAGTTCGCCAAGATCACTGAGGCCCTGACGCCTGTGGAACCCAAGGAGGTCGCCACTTCTGACGTGGCCGAGGCGCTGATCGCCGCTGACCTTCCGAAGTCTGCTCGCGGACGGGTTTTCAAGGCTCTTGAAACCGGAGTGGACCTCGCAGAGGCCATCAAGGCAGAGTCCGATTACATCACCGAAATCAAGGCTGAGCAGGCCGTCAACGAGGGCCGCGTCCAGAACCTTGGTGCAACCGAATACGACTTCTCTCTGAATGGGTGGGGACGATGACCGTCAAGAAGATTTTCGCTGACACCCAGAATCTGCGGCGCGCTCGGGCGCTGTCGCTGATTACGGTGCCGTCCACGCCGCCCACCACGATCCAGCCGGGTGTTCCCGTCCTGGTCGGTGCGCGGCCCGCGATCAGCCTGACCGCTTCCGGCAACGGAGTGGTCACCCAGACCAACCCGGTTCCCGGCGTCACGTCGATCACCTTCGGCAACCCCGGTGTGGGTCTGGCTGCCGGTGAGGCCGTGTTCGCGTTCGATGGTACGTGGGAGCTTGCCGTGACCGGCACCACGACCTCCACCGCTTCCGATGTTGAGGTTTTCGCTGTCAAGGCGACCGGCGTTCTCACCCTGACCGCCGATGGCGCGAACACCACGCATTACGGTTGGACCGACTACCCCACTAGTTACCGCAAGGCCGCTGGCCGCGCTGCGGTTCGGATTGGAGCCTGACAATGAAGCCCCGCACGTACAAGGACAAGCTGACCCTCGACGGTCGCCTCAAGCTTGTCCCCGGCGTCAACGCAGCCAAGGTTGCCAAGGCCAAGGAACTGACCGAGAAGCACCTCGCGGGCGACCGCGTGGCTTCTGCGGTTCTCGAAGAGGTGATGACCACTTCTGACGCCATGTTCAACGTGGCTCATCTCGCCACCCTGAACTTCGTGGCCGACTACGACGAGGCCCCGCGCCAGTGGCAGAAGATCGCCACCGTCCGCCCGACCTCGGACTTCCGCGACGTGACCCTCTACTCGATCCAGCGGTCGTGGACCGATGGTGACGGCGAGAGCAACGTTCTCGGCGCGCACGGCGAGGCTCCGGTTGTTCCCGAGGGTACCCCGTACCCCTACGCCTACATCAAGGGTGAGGTGAATCAGGGCGGGAAGCTCGAAAAGCGTGGCTTCAAGACCGACTTCACCCTCGAGTCCCGCATCAACGACAGCATGGGCATCATCGACGCCCTGCCGCAGATGATGAAGGACACGAGCCTCGACACCGAAGAGGCGTGGGTGTTCAGCGCGTTTGCGAACCTGACTTCGGCCAGCGACCTCGCAGGTGGCACGGTTCCGACCGGCGCAACCGTTCTCCCCAACGCCGCGTTCTCTCGGGACGCTGCGATTCGGGCCGCGATTGAGCTTTCGGAGCGGAAGATCAATGGCCGCAACATTCAGGTCAACGGCAGCTTCAACCTGCTGTGCCCGATTGGTCAGGGCATCTTCTACAACTTCGTGCTCAACCAGACGCTTGCCGCGTTCGAGTCGAACGGCACCCCGAACTACCTCTACCAGATCAACGGTGGCTACAACCCGCTGGCTGGTGTCGATGTGGTCGAGACCGAGTGGCTGACCGGCGCTGCGTGGGCTCTCGTGCCCAAGCCGCGCACGACCCGCCGCCCCGTCATCGAGAAGCTGGAGTTGAAGGGCTACGAGACCCCGCAGCTGTTCGTTGAGAACATCAACGGCACCTACTTCGGTGGCTCGGGCACGGCGAAGGCGTGGGGCTTCGAGGGCAACTTCGACACCGACTCCACGACCCTCAAGCTGCGCCAGTTCGGCAAGGGCATCATCTGGGACGGCGGTCTCGCCATCGTCCGCAGCAACGGTACCGGGGTCGCCTGACCTGAAAGGTTTCCTGTCCACCTTCTAGAGAAAGGCGGTACCAAAAGAAAAGCCTCGGCCCTTACGGGTCGGGGCTTTTCGCTCTGCTAAACTCTATGGTATGAGTGACTTCTTGGGCGGTGTGGTTTTGGTGGACCCAGCCACAGGTCTGCCTTACAAAGCCGGAACCGCAGCCAACAGTTCGACGCCTGTCGGCTGGATGGCCGGTTCTGTGGTGCTCATCGACCCCGCTACGGGGCTTCCCTACCGGATCGGAGCGTAACGCATGGAACAGGTCTACGGCCCCGGGATTCTGGGCACGGTGGTGCTGGTCGATCCCGCCACTGGCCTGCCCTACAAGGCGGAAGGTGGGGGCGGCGCAGTCGCGCACACCGTGTTGAGTGATGCGACTGCCACGTACTCCTACATGGGTGTTGCTCCCAAGGCCCGCAACAACCCCACAACCGACCCGTGGGTGATTGCTCGGATCACCCTTGCCAGCCCGAACACTGCGCTCCACGCCACCGGCGCATGGAACGACCGCGCAACCCTCACGTACGCCTGAAAGGTCTAGACAATGGCAAACAGATACGCAGTCAAGTCCGGCAACTGGTCTGACACGACCGTCTGGGATGGCGGAACGCTCCCCGGCGCGGGCGATGTGGTCCGCCCAAACACGTACACTGTCACTATCGATCAGGGTATTACGGTCGATACGCTGCGAAACGATGCTTCCAGTCCTGCCGCTATTGGGGGTTTTTTCGTTGTCGGGAATTCCTCCGTTGCCATCAACGCGAATATCACAAACGCCACGGGATCGTCAAGTTCTCATAGGTTTGTCTCTTGCACAGGAGCAGGCAATGTCTCTATCGTAGGCAACATTTCAACAACATCCGCCGCGTATGGCGTTACCGTTTACTTCAGCCCTTCCTCCGCGAGTGACATTTCCATTACGGGGAACCTCAGCAACTCTGCGACGGGTTCTTTGTATTCGTGCCAAACTGTGAACATCGCAGGGTTGGCTCGTTTGGTATCTGTAAACGGGGATATTACGGGAACCGTAAATGCGTCGCACACAACATTCGCAGTATCCTCTATTGCATCCTCGGTTACGATCAATGGAAACGTAACTGGCGGGTCACAAGGAGACGCCGTTATTTCGTCTAGCGCAGTTCTTTATACGGGAACCGCCAAAGGCGGGTCTGGGGGTGGTACCTCATCTGTTCTGAGTCGCGCTCTTGTAGCAGAAAGCGCAACAGGGGTCATCACTATTGCTAATGGCTCCACGCTTATCGGGGGGACTGGATCGTCCTGCATCCCTGCTGTGGGCTGCACGGGGTCGGCGTCGAAGATCGTTTTGCGAAACGTGTCCGTTATACCGGGGGTCACCAAAGCGTTCCCATTATCCGGAAACGTCTACGTTGAAGAGGGATACGCGGGACCCGTCATAACATTGCCGAGTACGACCAATCCGAATACTGTCAACCTGTCGCGTCTCGGATCGTCCAACCCCGCCCCAACCAACGTGCGGGCTGGTACGGTCTATGCGGACAACATTACCGGAACCCTCGCAGTACCGGCCCCTGCGTCTGTGGCCTACGGTGTGCCGACTGACGCGACCACCGGTACTGCAACGCTGGACCTCGGAACGGTCGCTGCCCTCGTGGGGCAGCAGATTGCAGCCGCTGTCAGTTCGTGATACGCTGTACTACGTAGTGCCCTACAGGTTTGAACCAGCGGTTTCTTTGCCTCCTGTCTCGCCGCGAAGACGTTCCCTGTAGGGCACTACTGCAACTGCTAAACTAGCGCTATGGCTATTCCCGAGGTGCGCGCACTAATCCCTGATCTGGACACAACCAACCAGATTTTCACGGATGCAGAAATCACGCTGTACCTGTCGGTCGCCAAGGACAGCAACCTTCGCGCGGCTGGGCTGGCCCTGCTCGCCATCGCCACCAACGAGGCGCTCCTCAAGAAGCTCCACACGGACGACTTCGGGGTTGACGGCCCCGCAGGCGCCGACTCGATCCGTAAGAACGCCGCCGCCTACTTCGCGGAGGCCGACCGCCTTGACGCCGCAGGCGCGGACGAAGCGACCCTGATCGTGTTCCCCGAGACCGACGATTGCTTCTGCGTGCCCGAAGCATCTCCGCGTTGGGGTTGTTTCTGAGATGGGGTTTAGCACCGGCTGGGGCGCCAACGTGTTTACACAGGGCTGGGTTGACAAGCTCTCGAAGACCCCCGAGAGGTTCATGCCCGCAACCGTCCAGTTCCTCGACCCTGTGACGCGCACAGTCATCCTGACGAGCAAGGCCCGTGTCCAGCCCGTCCGCACCGCCGTCCCGCACGACAACGACGCCACGGACACGATGACGCAGGTTGTGCTGGTCAGCATCCCCATCGGAGTCGGCAAGACACTCGATCTGCGGCCCATGCACCGCGCCGCCATCACCTCGAGCCCCCTCATGCCTGTGCTCACCAACTTCCTGTACGTGGTCAGCGAAGTTCTCGACTCCGCAAACGCGATTGAGCGCACGTTTTTCTTCACCGTGGACCTGGAAGTCAAGGTCACGTAATGCCCGGCGTCATCATCAAAGGCAGTCTCCAACGCACCAAGGATTTCATCTCGTCCTACGGCGCGGGCGGCAAGCCACTGGTCGTCCCCATGTTGGATGATGTTGGCGAAGAGTCCGTCCAGTTCATGCAGAACATCATTATGACCACGCCGTCAGGTATCGTTGAGGGCAAACCCGACCGTTACTGGACGGGCCGGATGTACCGAGCCGTGTCATACAAGATCGACAACCCCAAACGCGCCGTCTACCGTCTCGTGGTGGGTTGGGTGAAGGACCAAGCCGACTACTTCCGCTGGCAGGACACAGGAAACCCCCAGAGTGACGGCCAGTGGAAGATCAAGGGTATGCACATGGTCAACCAAGGCCGTGTGTTCGCACGGGAACAGACAAGGAGGGAACTTGCTAGGCTCAAATCTCGCAACAAGTGAGGCGTCGGTGCTCGCCAAGGTTGCAACGCTGGGGCGCCCCGTTTTCGACACCGAAGAACCCGAGACCGTCGCGCTGACGTATGACAAGTTCGGCCTGTTCCAGCCGTACCATGTGCTGCTGTTCGGCGGGCCGATCCGCAGCGAACGAGACCGCTCGCTTTGTGGTGCCAGCCAAGACCCTGTAATCGTGGCCGTCACAGCGTTTTCGTTCGCCCCCAACACAAGCCAACTGCGCACGATCCACGGGGAACTGGTGGATGCGCTGACCGGGTTCTACCCGACCGCAAGCGGGGAGATGACGCTGCAAGGCGGCATGAACTTCTCCATCGCGTCGAACACGGTACGCCCCACACAGTACGGACGTACAACTTTCTTTGAGTTCCAGACCAACCTGTCCGCGTCAAACTAAAGGTAGGATGTAGTTATGAAGTCATTTTTGAACCCGCGCACCGGGACCATTGTCCAGTACCCAGACCATTTCGCTGAGTTGAAGCCGTACATCATCGAGGTGGACGAGACGGCAGCCTGTTCCGATTGTTTCCTTGAACCTCATGAGCAGGAGCAGGAGCAGGAGCCCGAACAGGAGCAAAAAGGTAAACGTCACTATGCTAAACTTGGCACTATGACTGACACCACCATGAGGAGTATCTAAATGGCAAATGAAAAGCTGCTCCGCGCTAACGTGACGGTGCTTCTGGCGTACCCTGAGGCGTTTGCCGACCCGCTTCACCCGAGCGCCGCCGAACTCAACGACCAGTTCGTCTTCACGACCAACGAAGACGCCATGGTCTTCAACGTGTCGTGCGCCATCGAGGATTCTTCGCTGACCGCGAACTTCACCGACTCGGACACCGACGATGAGCGAACGATCTGCGACGAAGGCGCCGTCCAGACCCCGACCGCGAAGAACTACGAGTTTTCTCTCGACTTCTTCCGCGACAAGAACGTGGACGCTGCGGGTCTGTTCAATCTCGGCTTCCGTCTTGTCCAGAACCCTGACCGGCCCTTCTACGGGATCACCCGCATCGGGGTCTCCCGGGACACGGCGTTCGCCAACGGGCAGGATGTGTCGATCTTCGGCCTGACCACCGACAACGTTCAGGACATTGTGGATTCGGGTGCCAACACCAAGGCCGGTGCCCGCTTCCAGTACACCGGACAGGCCAAGGAAAACTACCGACTCGGGAGCGCTGAGTAATGGCTGACGAACGCTTTGTGGGCAACAAGAATGTTGACCTGTGGTGGATTGACGAGGGCGACTATGCCAACGCCAACGCACCGACCGCCGACGAAATCAACACCGATGGCATCCGGCTGACACCCGCGATTGCGTGGGACGGGACCACCTTCCCTGCGGCTGGCGACTCGGACTCCGACACCGACCTCGGCCTGTGGGACGACGCAAACGCGACCTCGCGTGGCGCCATGCAGTTCGACGCTTCGACCAACTTCTTCTACCCGAAGGACCTGACCGAGGGCGTCACCGACTACGGCAAGGTGTACCAGCACTTCCGCAAGCTCGGCCTGCGCGGCATCCTCGTGACCCGCATCTCGCAGCTTTCGGCTACGGGCGTGGCAACGCCTGCGACTGCGGGCCAGTGGATCAGCGTCTACAAGTCGATCACCGATGGCTACCAGATCGACGTGGAGGGTGATGACTCCTACAAGTACACCGTCTCGTACCTGCCGCAGGGTCTCGTCAAGGTCTACACGCAGGTCAAGAATCCCGGCCCGCCCGTGATCACCCGCCTTTCGACGGCTGGTTCGGTCGCGGCTGGCGCCAAGGTTGTCCTGCGAGCCACCCTCGGCGGGCACTACGCCACCCAGGTTGTCGATTGGAAGTCGGACCATCCCGAGTTCGCGTCGGTGTCCCAGAACGGCGTTGTGACTGCCATTGCTTCGGGTACCGCCAACATCACGGCTACCCATCCGGCAGCGACCGGCACCGCCACGGCACATGTGGTGACTGTTTCGTAACACGCTCCGTGCTAAACTTGGACCCAGCCTTTACCGAGGCTGGGTCTTTGTTTTTGTTTCAGGAGGAAACACACCATGGTTGATGCTCGTACTTTCGATCTTTTCGCCCCCGACGAAGCTCTTGTCTATCCGACTGATTCCCTAAAGGTCTACAGGAATCGGCGTGCTGTCTACGATTGGCAGAAGCTTCGCGCCCGTCTGGACAAGACCGCCAACTCGGACGAAGCTGCGGCGCTGGAAGTCAAGATGGCTGAACTCGACGCGGAAATCCAAAAGTCGTCCCTGACCTTGAACATGAAGGCGCTCCCGCCCGAGGCTATCAAGGCGCTCACCGATTCCGTTCCGGAACAACCCATCTCGGAGGACGCGCCCGAGAAGGACCGTCAGGCGGCGGAGAACGCACGGAACAAGGCGGTCAACGCGGCCCTGCTGGAAGCGATGCTGGTGTCGATCACCAACAGCGAAGGTGTCGCGGCTGCGCATCCCGGCCCGCGCACAAGCGAATGGGTTGACAGCCTGCCACCTGAGGTCCAGCAGGCCATTCTGGGCAAGATGAGTGAACTTGCGTTCGCGTCGTTGGAGTTCGCAGCCGAAACGGAGTCGGCGGATTTTTAGCCGACGTACTGAGCCAGCCTCGAAACCAGTACGTCGTTCGTAGGATTCGCGCAGCCATCGCAGGGGGGATCAGGCCCTCCGCGATGGTCTACGGTACTTCCGCGCTCGGAGATTGGGACAAACGCGACCGCAACCTCCTCGAGGCATACCAGATCATCGAGGATGAAACTTGCGGAGAATGTGGAAATCCCGTGTGGATTTGCCGCGCCGAAGACAGCAACATTCAGTTCTCCATCGAGAAGGACACGTGCTACGCCAAGCGCGCCTATGAAGAAGCCACGACGGATATGTCTGCGCACAAGACGGCCAAGGAAAGGTCAAAGGCTCGTGCCAAGTTCGGCGTCATCGAATACCCGAAAGCGTTCACCTTGGATGGGGCTCTTTTGCCAACCCGCAAGGACTTCTACGCTGCGCGTACTGATAAACTTACTCCATGAGCGATGAACGGTACGAACTTGAGGTCGTAGTTGATGCGTCCCAAAGTGTTTCTGCCCTTCATCGGGTAGAGCAGGCTGAGGCTGGCATTGCGGCTGCGGCCCAGAAGGCCACGGCTGCTCTTCAAGCGCAAAGCGCTGCGGGGGTCGCTGCTGCGAACAAGCTGGCCACTGCACAACAGAACACCGCCAAGCGGGCTATTGGCGTAGACCCCGTTGGGTACCGCCGTCTCAACGCATCTACCGCCGAGCAGATTCGGCTGGAAGAACAGCGTCTTGCGGGATTGGACCGGATCACCCGCGCACAGAACAGTTACGCCAACGAAGCGACACGGTTGGGCGGCGTATACGGTCAGGACACCCGCGCTTTGCAGGCGTCAGTCCTGGCACAGAAGCAATCGGCTGCGGCCCAGCGTGCGTTGGTTGCGGAAGAGAACAAGCATTACCAGAGCCTGAGCAACACACGTTACGCGCTCTATGATGCAGCACAGGCGTACATGGTGCTGGGCGGGGCTATGTCTGCCCCCGCAGTTGCGGCTATCGCGTTCAATGTGAAGTTCGACAAGGCGTTTTCTTCGGTGCGTCGAACCACGTTGGCGACGGGCGAAGACCTGGAAAGCCTGCGGAGTGATCTGGTTGACCTGACGACTGAGATTCCGACCACGTTCGCAGCGATCACCAATATCGGCACCATTGGCGCGCAGTTGAACGTTGCCAACGAAGACCTCGCCAAGTTCACCGAGGTTGTGTCGATGTTCTCCGCGACCACGAACGTGTCCGTGGACGAAGCGGCTACGGGGCTGGGCCGTCTCGCGCAGTTGACCCACACGGCAGGAACCGACTACGAGAACCTCGGCTCGGCCATCTACCAAGTTGGCGTGACCTCGGTGGCGACCGAGCAGGAAATCCTGAATATGGCATCTGAAATCGCCACGTCTGGTGATCTTGCGGGACTCGCCAACTACCAGATCATTGCCCTTGCTGGCACGTTGTCGTCTCTCGGCGTGCAGCCCGAAGCTGCCCGTGGCTCGCTCATGCGCATCTTCAACGTCATCACGACCGGCGCGGAGAACGGCGGCAAGAGCCTCCAAGAGCTTGCCAAGATCAGCGGGATGACTGCGGACCAGTTCAAGCGGACGTGGGAAAGCGACTCGCAGACGGCCCTGTCGGCGTTCGTGCGCGGGCTTTCCGAGATGCAGCGCGAAGGCGTGAACACGAACAAGACGCTGAAAGACCTCGGCATATCGGCGGTTCGAGACATTCGCACCTTGCAGGTGCTCGCCAACAACACCAACGTTTACACGCGGGCTCTCCAAGAAAGCAACACGGCGTACGAAAGTGGTTCGGCGCTGCGCGACGGGTTTGCGATCCAGACCCAGAACCTCGCGGACCAGTTGACGCTGCTCTGGAACACGCTCGCCGCAGCCGCCGACGCGGTTGGGCGCGAGTACGGCCCCGCCCTCGAAGTTGCTGCCAACGCCGCGAAATCGCTCGCTGCCATGTTGAAGGCTGTCGTGGAAAACCCTGTCGGCAGGTTCATCGTGGCCGCTGCTGTGGCGTTCGTCGGGGCTGCTGGCGCGGCCCTCGCGTTCGAGGGCATCATGCTGCTCATCAAGGCGTCTGTCGCTGCCGCTACGACCGCCATGCTGGGCCTGCGCACCAACGCGGAAGTCCTCTCTGGCGGGCTTCGCACCCTGACCGGCAACTTCCTCGCGCTGGCTCGCGGTGAAGAGATGGTCACAGCCTCCACGTACCAAGCGGCTCGCTCCCTTGATGTGGTCGCGGGCGGGGCCTACAAAGCCAAGTACGCCTTGGAAAGCACAGCCACCGCAGCCCGTGGTGCGGGCCTTGGAATCCGACTGTTGAAGGGCATCCTTGCCACGACCGTTGTAGGTGCAGCCCTCGTTGCGCTGCCCGAAATCATCAACGCCATCGGCTACGCTTTCTCGTCCAACGCGAGCAAGGCCGAAGCGTTCTTCGGGACATTCGATGCGCTTGACGAAGCGATCAAGGAGGACACCAAGACTTACCGGGAAACCGGCAAGGCGATCAACGTGATCACCAAGGAGATTGAGGTCGCGGGAAAGACCACGCCGGACTGGGCTCGTGAACTCGCCAGCGCAACGGATAACCAAAAGCTCCTCGGGGACTCGACTGCCGAGGCCACCAAGCGCATCCAAGAGCAGACGATTGCCATTGGTGAATCTACCAAGCAATCGTTTGCCGAGGATATTTCCAACAACGCCGATTTCCAGAAGGCATGGGCTGCTAGCCGCACTTCCCTGCAATCCATCGGCTTCGACCTCGGCACGTACCTAAGCGAGTCCATGAAGGGCGCTGGGGAAGCGTACATTTCGCAGTTCCGTGCCAAGGTCGAGTTGCTGAAAAAGGCTGCGGTTACGGCGCTTCCGGCTGTTTCCGACCAGGCCGAGTATGACCGCATTTCAGCCGAGGTAGCTAGTTACGATGTGGTTCTCACCAATCTGAGCAACGCTTCGGCACTCCTCAACGAGAAAACGTCTGCGCTTGCTGCCAAGCAAATGCTTTTGAATGATCTGCATATCGCGGGTTCAGATGCGGCCAAGGATAATGCTGCCGGCCTCGAGGCGGAACTCGGCGCGATGACGAAGCTACTCGAAACGTCTTCGAGCGGCGTTTCAAGCACGCTCACGCTGAACAAGGCGCTGGCTTCGCTGGCCGACAGTCTTGCGGAAAACGGAACCTCGTTCAGCGTGTACTCGAAGGCCGGGCAGGCCAACCTGACTGCCCTGCAAGCCACCTTGAAGGACTTCGCGGAAGCCGCTGGGGACGACACCGAGACCTTCGGCGCCAACGTGGCGGGCATTGTCGAATCGCTCCAAAAGGGCGGGGTCGAGATTTCCGGAGACCTCGACTACCTCATGGACATTCTCTCCGCGACGTTCAGCGAGAAGTGGGGCGTCACCGTGGACACGGCGGCTGCGCGTCAGGACCTTGCCGCGTTCATCCAAGCGACCGTCGCGGCCCTCCAGCAGCGGCTGCTGCTCGCTCGCCAGACCCTCGCTGGCACGTCCGTGGTGGGCAACTACGCAGCCTACAACGCGGCGGTTCTGGCTGTTGCCAAGGCCGAGCGCGACCTTGCTTCGGCGCGAAGCGTGCAGTCGTCCGCGAACAAGACGGCGAAGAACTCCACGAGCGCGCTGTCTGCGGCTCAGAAAGAGCAGGCTGCCTCATCTAACAAAGCGAACAAGGCCGCGAAGAACCTGACCAAGACGGTTCGCACCATGAGCGATTATGTGAGCGACCTCAAAACCGTTGTCAGCAACGCCTTTGACATTCGGTTCGGTCTGGATCAGGCCAAGCGGGGACTGGCCGAGATGCAGGCGGAAATCGCCAAGTCGATGGTCTCGCTGGAAACCTATGGCGATGCGCTGAGTGATCGTCTCGATGCTGCGTTCAGCGTCAGCAACGCAGACGACGACATTTCGAGCAAGATCGAGTCGATTCGAGACACTTTTGAAGACGCTGCTCGGGATATTCAGAGCGCCGCCCAGAAGATTCTTGACGCGCAGGCCGACCTGTCTGCCAACACCGCGAGTAAGAAGCTGGCCGAATACCAGTTGGGCGTGGCGATCCAGTACGGCGACGAACTGCGAGCGGCTGCCCTGCGTGCCAAGCTCGCGGCCTTGGACGCCGACCGTGCGAACATCACGAACAACCTGGTGGACGCTCAGAACGAACTCAACGCGGCGCAGGAAGCGTCCAACAAGACACTCGTCGGGTCGTCCGCTGCGGCTGTCGCCAACCGCAAGGCCGTGCAGGAACTCCTGACCGAGTACATCGACTACATCAAGGCGATCCAGTCCTCGGGGGCCAATCAGTCCAGCATCAACAGCGCCATCGAGATGGCTCGCAGCAGCTTCATGGATGCGGGTATTTCGCTGGGGTTCGACACGGGCGACCTTGACGACTACGCGGCGATCCTGTCTCCGGTGACGCAGGCGCAACTAGACCAGACCGACAGCAGCAAGTCTGCGGCGGAACAGATGGAGGACCTGACTGAGAAGTGGCAGGACTACATTCTCGAACTGGTCAACTCGGGCGCGTCCCAGAAGGTCGTCAACCAGGCGATCAAGAACGCAAAGGCTGACCTCCAGGCAACCGCGACCCAGCTTGGGATGAACGCGACCGAGACTAAGAAGTACGTGTCCGCGATCAACGACCTCAAGAAGGCCATCGACCGGATTCCGAAGAAGCTCACGGTCAGCGCATCCACGGACCCCGCCAAGCGGGCCATCGCTGAGTTCTTGGCAAGCAAGTCCGTGTCCAAGTTGCAGTCGGGTATTTCCGTCCCGATCAAGGCATCTGTCGATGACAAGTCCCTCGCTCACGCGGCAAAGGGGCAGGAACTCATGGCAAACCTCGCCATTGCGGTGATGAAAACCGCCACGGCAGCGGCCAGCGGCAAGATCGCGGAAAGCCTCAAGTGGGCAAAGAAAGCTGCCGAGTTGCAGGAAAAGTTGTCCTCTGGCAGCTACCAGAGCGGCGGGTACACCGGACGCGGGGCTGCAAACCAAGCGGCTGGCATCGTCCACAAGGGTGAGTTCGTCGTGCCGAAGCACATGGTCAACCAGAGCACCGGCCTGCCCTACGCGGACGCACTCGGGCGCATCCTGCGGGGCTACCAAGGTGGCGGCTACGTGACGGCCCCGTCCTCGGTGTCTCGCGGGTCCGACGTGCGGGTTGTAGAGCTTTCTCCGACCGACCGCGCCCTCTTGGCTCGGGCTGGCGCTGCTACCCTTGTGGTCGATGGTCGGGTGCTCGCCACTACGGTGAACAAGGCCAACCAGAACAGCGCATTGAGGGGTCAGGGATGAAAACCATGTGGTTCGGTACCGATGAGTACCGCGAATGGGTCATGTGCCCTGACCAGGGTTTGCAGATGAACTCCATCGGCTACGGGAACTCGGGCGCTTTCGTCAACGGCGGTGCGTGGTCTGCACAATCCGCCACGAAGCACCGCGAATACAACATGACGTTCACGGGTGCGGCCAACAATGTGCAGAAAGTCCTTGATTTTGTAGACGGCCAGTTTGGGCACGGCCCGTTCTACATGCTGGACCCGTTCAGCCAAGCGACGAACATCCTGCCCAAGTGGCTCGCAGCCCCGAGGCTCATGGTGGAGGGCGCCCCGTCCTTCACCAAGGCAGTTTTGCCCGTTTACACGACCACTGGTGCAAACTCGTTGCGGCTGCCCACCAAGGGCGCCACGTTCACCGTGCCCGACTCCGAGGGCCTGCGGAGCTTTCGCTTCCCGATCCCGAGCGGCTGGACCATGCACGTCAAATGGTGGGGTTCGGCTACCGGAGCAACCGAACTGCGAGCCAACGGCACCGCCGTAGCACCGGACACCGCTGAGACACGGACAGGCGACTGGCTGGACCTGACCTTGGCGGGGAACGGAACCATCTCGATCACGGGCATCATGGTGCAGGCCAAGCCAACTGGTGACAGCCCGGATTTCAGCGTGTTCGAGAGCGGAAAGGGAACTACGGCCCTTGACGTGCGCGGGACGCAGTTGACCGGCTACAGCGCTGTCAGGGGCCGCGTAAGCGCCACCCTCGACCTCGTGGAGGTTGGTGGTTGGCTGTGACACAGATCACGAGCGATCTGGCTGGCATCCACGGCAACATCTCCGACGTGTCCGTCACGATGGCTGTTCCCAGCCTGAACCCCACCGAATTGGGCGGCGGCACGGGGTCGATCCGTTTCGGGTTGGCCCCGATGGCGCGTCCGCAGACGCTTCGCAACCAGCCCGTCGTGCTCTCCGAGAAGGGCGCATGGTCTGTCGCGGGGCGGATCAGCAACGTGGAATGGGGCGGGCTCGGGGGCGTGACGTTGGACGCGGAAACTTCAATGCAACGGCTCAACGTCACGGTCGCGCTGGCACCGTCCTACACGCTGAGTGAAGCCGCTGCGATGGACCTTGCGTTGGCAAAGGCTGGGTTCACGTCCTCGGGGCTCGCAACAACGGGTGTGTCAGTGTTTCCCGGTTGGTCGGGCACCCTGCTGGATTACGTCAAGCATTTCTGCAACGCCTACAACGTCGAATACTACATCACAGGGTCCAACCCGGATACTCTGTTCTTTCGCCCGCTGCGGAGCAACACCCTCTCAGCTTCCCGCAACTTGGTCGATCCGCGCTTCGGGGTTGCTGACCAAGACCTTGCACAGAACATCGAGGTTGTTCGGTACACCTACGTGTACCCGCCCGATGGCGCATCCTTCATCGAGTTCACTCCTGCGGCGGAAGAAGGGGATGAGCCGCAGATCATTACGGTGGACGCAGGCGCAACAGTGGTGACGGATATCAAGTTGGATGCTTGGGTGCTCGACGTGAACCAGCCCGTAGCAGCCGACAACGTAGGCCCAGAAGCCCGCACAGACGCGGGTGCGTACCAAGTGCTCGGCAGCGATGGTTTGCCCGTCACAGCGGCAACGTGGGTCGATCAGGGGGGTGTGGTGAGTGTCGCCACGACCGATGATCCGACCGTGATCCGCGTGTCGGTCACGGCCCCCGCGAAGGACGCCCTGACCGGCAGCGACGGGGACACCCGCCCCTCACCCTATAGCCTGTCCGTGGCGACTGACGAAACCTCATACTCGTCCCTGCATATCACGGGCCGGGGCGTGAGGTTCACGACCGAGACCTTGGTTGTTGCCACAGGTGTAGCGGCTGGCTTGTCGTATGAGGAAGTCGGTGCCACGATTGAGAACCCCTTCGTGGCAAGCAATGCCGTTGCGTGGGATGTGGGGGCTCGTGGAGCACAATACTTCGCGGGTGCGAACCTTTCTGTCACCTTGTCGGTTACTGCGGACGAGCCTTTCGAGGACATTCTCGGAGCAGGCTACGCGGGGGATGTGAACAACTTTCGGGTGGACGGCGTAACCTACGGCGACGGCCTTTTCACAGTCACTGGAAGCGGGCTGACCACAATTGACGACTTCGATAGTATCTGGCTGGGTGCTACTTTCGCAGATTTCGACGCCTACTGGGCCGCACACAGTACACTCGACTTTGACACGTTCCCATTGTTGAGAGGCTGAAATGGCGACCCCGAAGAACAATCTGTCACCACAAAGCCAGATGTGGGCACGAAACGTCGAGCGGCGCATCAACGACCTCGAGGATCGCAACAAGCGACTCGGCGGGGTTATCACGGCTACGAACACTCGTGTGGCCCCCGCTATGGTGACCCGTCAGCAGGTCGAGAACAACCACAACCTCGGCCATTTCGCAAACATGGATAGTCTACGGAACGCAAACGTGCCAACAGCCGGCGATTTCGCCACAGTCGGCTCGGGGGCGGATTTCTCGGAGTGGTTCTTCACAGGCACCCGCTGGACGCGCTTCCTGTATTCGTCCAACGAGACGGAAGCTGTTGTCGTGGGCGCGATGGCGGGCAACGACCCCGAAGGGCTTTTCGGCATCTCGCAGTTCGGCACGGCTGTCGGTTCGCTATCTGGTGGTTCGTCTGACAACTTCACCGGCACGGCGGTGGGCAAGATGGCTGCGAACACCAGCACCGACTTCTCTGGGGCAGCTTTCGGCTTCGGCGCGGCCCAGAACTCGGAAAACTTCGACGGCTTGGCTCTGGGTTACGGCGCGGCTTCGTTCAGCGCGGGTTGTCTCGGGGTCTTTGTCGGTCACGACGCGGGGAACCACGCCACGGACGCGACAGAGGACGCGGTAGTCATCGGCTATCAGGCTGGCATCACATCCACTGGTGCGGCGGGCGTGCTCATCGGACCTAACGCTGGGCTTGGTTCGACCGACTTCTCGGGCGTCGCGCTCGGAAACGGGGCTGCGCAGAACTCGACAGATTTCTCGGGGGTGGCGCTGGGCTACCAGACCGCGCAGAGCGCCACCAACATCGGGGGCGTGTTCCTCGGTCGCCTGTCGGGCAACGGAGCCTCTGATACGACCGAGGTTGTCATGCTCGGTTCGTATGCTGGCCAGAGTATTGACGGGGGCTCTCATGTGGTCGGCATCGGCCAGTACGCAGCTAGCGGGCTCAACACGGGCAGTAACGTGATCGGCATCGGACAGGCAGCCGCCGCGTACGGGTCGTCCATCTCGGGCAACACCGACATTGTTGCCATCGGGAACCAGGCGGTCAACCTGGGGGCCACCGCGAGCTTCGGGTCTGCGGTTTCCGATGTGGTGGCAATCGGCAAACAGGCAGGCTTCCTGGCATCGTCCCACATGACCGCTGTGGGCTCTGGGGCGGCTCAGTACGCAGGGATGGCCCCCAACATGGTTGCGGTCGGCTACGGGGCCGCAGGGGTCGCTGTGGGGCAGTCCAACACCACGTCTGTCGGCTCCGAGTCTCTGGCAAACGCTGGCTCTACGATCAATGCGACCGCACTCGGCTACCACGCGGGGACCACAGACGGCACGACTTCGACGGCTAGCAATCTGTCTTACATCACGCTGTTGGGTGCCAACGCGCAGGCGCTGGTCAGCAACGTGTTCGTCATGGGCTCGGCTGTGACCGCTGAACGCGCTACGGCCTGCCTCGGGAACTACGACAAGCTCGGTTCTGACGTGCAGGGCGGCTTCGCCGTGGCCGATTGTGTTGCGGCTCCGACTGTGACTCCGACAGGCGGGGGTGTGCTGTACGTGGACTCCGGTACACTCAAATACATGGGTTCCGCTGGAACCGTCACAATCTTGGGGGCAGCATGAGTAGGGAAGTCATTACGTGGATTTTGTGGCTCGTCAAGCAACAAAGTGTGCAACTGGGCACCGAGCAGGCGCTCACCCATGCCGAGTTGGCTTTGGCTGCTGTCGAGCAGTTGACCGCAATGTACGAGGAGAAGTCTGAATGAGCACGCCGAATGTGGGTCTTTACGTCCCGGATACGACCACGCCGGTCGCCCCGTTGCGGCCAGTTCTAGCGGCCATGCAGGGCAGCACCGACGATTACCTGAACCGCAAGGGCCGTCAGTTCGCCAACAACGCTACCCGCGACATTGCGATCGCGTCCCCGGTTGTCGGGGATTTCTGCACGGTCGGTTCCGGCTCTGTGTTCGAGTTCCAATCCTACGACGGTTCAGCATGGCAGGTTGTCTGGTCGGGCGAAAGCCTCGGCTGGATGGACCTTCTCGCAGACACCGGCTGGGTAAACACTGGCCTCACCATCACGCCAGCGACCGACTGGTCCATTGTCGCGTACAACCTGCGCAAACAGGGCACAAGGATTCACGGCATTGTCGCGGCATCCTGTACCAAGGCGTTGAACTTCAACGGAAGCGGAAACCTGTCACCGGACAAGGCCGCGTTCACCTTGCCGACTGGATGGGTGAACGGCGGGCCGTTCGACACGTACATGTTGGTGGTGCGACCCAATACGCTGAGCATGTGGGCCACAAGCGACAGTGCAGGGCTGGTCAAGGTCACCCATGGGATGCCTGACCGAACCCTGCCTGCCAACACGACGGTCAACTTCTATGTGGACCACGACACGAACTAATCCTGCGGCCAGCCCGCTTTCAGCGTCGGAATGTGCCGCTGGTTCTTGAGGTAGCGGATCGCGTGGCGAACGGCTTCTAGCCTGTCTCGGTGGTGATCGCCCGCGATGTAGAGCCCGAGACGTTTCAGGACGTCATCTGGCACGGCGGTGTTCTTCCCGGATGCGGGAGACAGGATCGTGTCGGGCCACTTGAAGCGCACCGCCCCTTCAATCAGGATCGGGGTCGTCTCGATCTGGATGTTCTTGAAATGGACGAAGGTCTCCACAATATGAACATCCGCAAAGGCCACTAACCAGTAAATCTCGAGCCACTTACGGAACCCGTCGAGGCCATCACCGACCGCCCAAGACTCTACCATTTTCGGTAGAGTCTTGACATTGTATTCGAGCAGGACGATACCTGTGTCCCCGCCCTTACCACCGGGGTCGATGGAGAGCAGCCGCGTCATGCGGCGCAACACCCACAGCAGCCGTGCGAGAACTGCCACATCTGGTCCGATTCGATCCAGAAGGACGCTTGACTGGGGTCGGGGTGGCCCACCCCGCAGGGGCAGACACGCTCTACGAGGCCCCTGTCTGCGCGCCACCGCATCGGCCAAGACCGCATGTGGTGGTCGATGGGGTTGTGGATCACGCAGGGCCGACCAAGGCACACGCTGATCGGGTGGGTGTTAGTCAGGCGCGGGATGAAGTCGCGCTCAACCGCCGTGTAAACGTTCACGACAGGCCCTCCAGCATCTTGTCGATCATCCAGCGGCACTTCTCGAGGTCCTGCTTCGGGTTGCCCTTGGCCTTGTGCCGCAGCAGGTACTTGATTGCGGACCCGAAGTACCAGTCATCCTTGGCGAGCGCTTCAATCACGTCGATGACCTCCACACCGTCCTTGATCTTGTAGTGCGGTGGCTCGTTTACGAAGTCCTCGGCAGCGGTCTCGGGGAGTTTCGTGATGGTACGAGGATCGAACAAGTCGTCATTCCTGCACGTGAACCCGCTCACCGAAACCCACGCCTTTTTTGTTGTCTTGCACAGCGGGTCGTCCCGCGTCAGATAGGGCTTGCACGCTTCCGTTCCAATCGGGAGGTGCTTGTAGTCGTCATCCCGAATCACGTCGCCCACCTGGTATGTCTTGCTCAAATCAAAGCCCCCTGTCTACGTGAGCCACACGTCGAAGACGCCGCAAACAGCGCATCGAAACGTGGCAACCCTGTGTGTAACCCTTTGTGCGATCCCGTGGCTAGCCACTGGCCGACCGCAGGAACAAACTACTACATGCTTCATCGTGGTGTCAATCCTCTCTTGGGGCATCTTTCCAGTCTACTCCCGCCTTAGTGGCGGGCACCTTCCCAGGTCAGCGCGGCTGGGCCGTGCGAGATGGGGAAGTCGATTCCGTTGATGTTCTGCGCCATGCACTCAGGAACAGCCTCGCGCACATAGTCAAGCTCTCCTTCTGGAACGTCCATGAGGATCGCATCGTGGATCAGGCAGACCAGCCAGCGGATCAGTCGCACGTCCTTGCGCGCCATCTTCAACAGACCGTCGTACAGGACCTCGGTGGTGCCAGACTGCCCGTGAGCCGCAGGCGCTTGTGTGTAGGCCCGTTCCTTGTCGATCTGCATCTTGCGGCCCCAACGGTTGATGACGTAGCCGCGCTCGCCCTCGGTGCGAACCTTGTTCTGCCACGCGATCATGCCGGGATAGGCCCGCCGCATTGCGTCGATGAACTGCTGCGCAATTTCGATGGGTTGCTTGGCTGTGCGGGCCAACGTCTTCGCCGCCGCTCCGAAGGAGTAGGCGTGGCTGAGGGCCTTGGCGATGGGGCGGTAAAGGTGTGGGTTGGTTTCGTACGTGGCGTCCCCGAACATGAGGCGCCCAGAAATCTCGTGGCCGTCA